GTTCTGCTGTTGCAAGAAAGAGAAGTAAAGCTCAAGGTGTTGGTGGTAAACCAACAAATGTAAGCACCTTTACCAAGAAGTATTACGGTGGTATGATTGAAGTATGAGTGAAAAAATGTTTAAAGCTGGCCAAGCTCTGACTAAGGCCTATAAAAAATTTGACGATTTTGCAAACAAAGGTTTGATTACAACTTTAAAACAAAAATTTAAAGGTAAGACACCTATGAGTACAGGAAACGTTTTAAGTAAAAGTAAAGCATTAACAGTATTTGATCCGAAGAAAGCACTTCCTTCAAAGTTACCTAGTGCTGCTAAAAAAGTTGGAAAATTAGGTAAACTAGGTAAGGTAGCTAGAATTGCTAGAGCAGCAACACCACTTGCTTTAGGATTTGAAGCCGCCAATCTTGCTTATAAAGTTGCAACACTTTCACCAGAAAAAAAAGCTAAAGTTAAAAAATTAAAAACTCAATTAAGTAAAAAATCAACAAAACAATCTCATGCAGATCTTTTAAAGATGAGATTTGGAGGAGATACTATGTTAAAGAACCCAAAAAAAGCTGACTTAGATAAAGATGGCAAATTATCTAGTTACGAGAAAAAAAGAGGAAAAGCCATCGAATCAAATATGATGAAAGCATCTAAAGGAAAAGATGTAGATATTGATTTAATTGAAAAAATTGTAAAACAACCTATTATTGGAAGTGGTCCAAGAACAAAAAAAGAAATAAAGAAAAAATCTATGGGTGGAGAAATGCGAGGTTATGGTGCAGCAAGAACTTCAGGCATGGGTCTACAAGATGAACAATTAGTACCGGGGAAGTCTTTAGATTATTATAAAGATTTAATGTAATGAATTATGGCTACGTCAGGAACTACAGCATTCGATTTAAATATCGATGACATTATTGAAGAAGCATACGAAAGATGTGGTATGCGGACTAATAGTGGGAATGACTTACGTAGTGCAAGAAGAAGTTTAAATCTTTTATTTTCTGAGTGGGGCAACAGAGGAATTCATCTTTGGAAAGTTGAATTAAATGAAGTTGCTCTTGTTTCTGGACAAGCAGAATACACTGTGGATGCACAAGTTAACGATGTTCTTGAGGCTTACATATCTTCAACTGCTGCAGCTTCAAATAGTGCGAGCACTCAAGATGTATCTCTAACTAAAATTGACAGATCTGCTTATGCAGCATTACCAAATAAATTAGCAACAGGACAACCTTCTCAGTATTATGTGGATAGACAAACAACACCTAAAATTTTTGTTTACCAAGCACCAGATTTAAATACTTATACAACTTTAAAATTTTACACAATTAATAGAATTGAAGATGCTGGAATCTATACAAATCAAGCTGATGTAGCGTACAGATTCTTACCTTGTATGTGCTCAGGACTTGCATATTATTTAGCACAAAAAAGAGCACCTGATAGAATTCAATTACTTAAACAATTGTATGAGGATGAATTATTAAGAGCATTAAATGAAGATGGTGCAAGATCATCTGTTTATATTTCACCACAAACTTATTTTGGAGATGGAGTATAATGGCATTTGCAAGAGGTAAAAGATCACTAGCAATATCTGATAGATCAGGACAAGCTTTTCCATATATAGAAATGGTTAAAGAATGGAATGGTTCTTTAGTACATATCTCTGAGTTTGAAGCAAAACATCCTCAATTAGATCCACCTCATCATAAAGCAGATGCTATCGCTTTAAGAAATACTAGATCACAAAAATTTCAACAACCACAAACTGTTGCACAAAACGATCAAACGCTAGCAGACTCTGGTGGTATTGTTGTTGGAGTTGCAAACTTATCCTTACCGGGAGACTTTGCTTTTAAAACTCAAGAATTTAATGTTACATCAAATGGTATAACAACAACTATTCATAGTATGGTTCCAGAAGATCCATCAGTGCAAAATAGAAGAAGAGAGCTTATTTCATCTATAGGTTCAGTGGGGGTTAGTATTTCATAATGGCTATTACATATTCAGATTTTTTAACTCAAGTAAGAAACTATACAGAAGTTGATTCTACTGTTTTGACAGATGCAATTATTCAAGATTTTATTAGATCTGTTGAATTAGATGTTGCGGGTAAAGTTGATTATGATGATTTAAGAAAATACTCTACCTCTAATTTTACAGCAGGAAATAGATATGTAAGTCTACCATCTGATGCTATGATAATTAGATCTGTTCAAGTAATAGATGGAAGTACAAGAGTTTTTCTAGAAAAAAGAGATACAAGTTTTATTTCTGAATTTAATAGTGCAGGCACACAAGGAACTCCTAAATACTTTGCAAATTGGGACGATTTTACTATTCTTGTAGCTCCTATTCCTCCTACTGCTTTGACAATTCAGATTAATTATATTGTTGATCCACCTAAATTTACTTTAGCTGACACTACATTTTTATCTAAGTATCAAGAGTCTATGTTATTGCATGGTGTTTTAGCAGAAGCTTTTAGATTTTTAAAAGGACCAGACAATCTATACAATCTATACCAAACAAAGTATACTGAAGAAGTACAGAATTTTGCTCTACAACAAATGGGCAGAAGAAGACGTGCGGAGTATGATGACGGTGTACCTAGAGTGGTAGTGCCATCGCCATCTCCGAACCAATAATTTTAAAAGGAGAAAATTATGGCTATTACAACAAATGCAATTTGTGATTCTTTTAAAAAAGAGTTACTACAAGGTAAACATGACTTTGATACATCATCTGATACTTATAAATTAGCGATGTATACAAGTTCTGCGACTTTAGGTAAATCAACTGAAAACTATACAACTTCTAACGAAGTATCATCACCAAACTATTCAGCTGGTGGTGGAACGCTTGTTAACCAAGGTGTAAAAGTTTCTTCATCAGTAGCGATTACTGATTTTGCTGATTTATCTTTTCAAAACGTAACTCTTACTGCAAGAGGTGCTTTAATTTATAACACAACAACTGACGGTGGATCTAACACTACTGATGCTGTTGCTGTATTAGATTTTGGCGGTGATAAGACTGCAACATCAGGAACATTTACAATTCAGTTCCCAGCTTTCACAACATCTGCTGCTATTTTAAGAATTGCATAATAATTATGGGAGCCCGATCTAGTGTCATACACAACATTTACTGTAACAGTTAATAACCCTGGGTCGGGCAACAAATATTATATTAATGGTGCACAACAAGCTACTGTAGATTTAGCTTATGGTGCAACCTACAGATTTGATCAATCAGATTCTTCAAACGCGGGTCATCCACTTAGATTTTCAGAAACTTCAGACGGTACACATGGTGGAGGCACCGAGTATACAACTGGCGTAACAGCAGTTGGAACTCCTGGACAAGCAGGAGCATACACTGAATTTTTTGTTTCTGAAGTTGGTCCTCCACCAGTTTTATATTATTATTGTAATGTTCACTCTGGTATGGGTGGAACAGCAAATTTAGCTTCAAATTCTTGGGGAGCATTATCATGGGGTAAAGATGGTTGGGCTGATCAAGGTAACATAGTTTTAGATACAGTAAGCGGACAGTCCTTAACTCTTGTAGAGGGTTTTGCAAATGGAGCAGTTGTAGCTAACGCTGATATTTCTGTAAGTGGAATTCAGATAACATCCTCTCAAGGTTCTGGAGTTGGAGGAACTTCTGTAATTGTATCACCATCTGGAATACAGATGACTCTTTCTCAAGGAGATGAGGTCACTGGTATAGGTGCTGGAGTGACTGGACAATCTCTTTCAACATCAATTGGAACTGCAACGGTTGATGAAACTACCTTAACGGGCGAAGGATGGGGAAGAGCAGAGTGGGGAGAGTTTGCTTGGGGAGATAATTTCTCTGTACAAGTGACTGGTATTCAACTTACATCAAGTATAGGAAATGAAACTGCTATTACAGATGTTACCGTAGGAGTTTCTGGTTCACAGTTAACATCAACTTTTGGATCCTTCTCAATTATAAGTGACGTTGGTATAACTGTTTTTGCAGCAGAGGATCAATTAGATTTTACAATTGGATCTTTAAGTTTTGATGCTGATGCAAACGTAACTGTAACAAGTGCAGGACAACTTACTTCCACAACTGGAACTGCAGTCGGAGGTGTTAAAACTCCTGTTGATGTGACAGGCATCCAAGCCTCAATGACTTTGGGTAGCATTACCTTAATTCAAACTACAAATGAATCTGTAAGCGGAAATCAAGCCACAATTTCTTTAGGAAACCCAGCTGAAATACCAGGTCAACATATGGGTGTTTCTGGTTTACAATTACAAACCTCTGTAGGTTCAGTTACAGCTACAGGTCAAGCAGGCATTGACGTGACAGGTATACAAATGACAGCATCAGTTGGTAGTACAAATGTAACGCCATGGTCTGAAATAGATACTGGTGTTAACAATGTTTGGAGTGAGGTTGATTTAGCAGCTTAGTTAATGTAAAATATGTTTATTTAGGAGAATTTATTTATGGCATCTAGTTATTCAAGTGATCTTAAACTCGAACTGATGGTGACTGGTGAAAACGCTGGTACTTGGGGTGATAAGACAAACACAAACTTAAATTTAGTACAACAAGCAATTGCTGGTTTCGAGCAAATTACACTAACTTCTGGAGGAACTGTAGCACTTGTAATGTCTGATGGAGCTATATCAAATGCAAGAAACCTTGTTATAAAATTTGCTACAATAACTGCAGGCGCATCAACTGTTTGTACAATTCCAGATTCAATAGAAAAATTTTATATTTTTGATTGCACAGGAGTTACTAATCCAACAAACCTTACAATAAAAACTGCAAGCGGAACTGGATTTTCGCCTGATGCACAAAAAATTTATGCTGCTTATTCTGACGGAACTAATCTTACTGAAGTTTCTTTAGATACCCTAGGTGGTACAATAGGTACAGCACAAATAGCTGACGATGCGGTTACAAATGCAAAAATTGCAGATGATGCTATAAGAGCTGCACAAATTTCTGATAACGCAGTAGTAACAGCAGGTATTTTAGATTCTAACGTAACAACTGCTAAAATTGCAGATGATGCAATAACAACTGCTAAAATTGCAGACGATAATGTGACTGCCGATAAACTTGCAAATACTGCTGTCACTGCTGGACAATATGAAGTTGCAACTATTACGGTGGACGCACAAGGGAGATTGACTGCTGCCTCTGCAGGAAGTGCTGGAGGTGGAGCTATGGGTTTAAAAATTTTACAAGCAGGTCCTGCTTCTGGAAATAGAGCAGCTAACCCAGCATCAAATGCTTTTGCTGCATTTGCATATTCTGGTGGAGCTGGCGGGTCTGGTGGAGCAGGAAGTTGGTCAAACCAAGGAGGATCTGGCGGGTCTGGATCCTATGGATACTATGAGGGATCTTTGACTGGCGGTACAACATATCCATACAATGTTGGTGGAGGCGGTTCTGCTGGTAACAATACTAACCACGGTGCTAACCAAGGTGGTACTGGTGGATCAACTGCTTTTGGAAACTTATTTACCGTAAACGGAGGTAACCCTGGAAATGTTGGTAACCCTGGAAGTAATGGAAGTCCTGGAAGTAATGGTTCTGCACCTGGAGCTACAATGAACTACTCAAGAGGATTTATGTTTAACGATTCCAATTTAGGATCAGGTGGATCAGGCGGTGGTGGACCAAATGGTCAAGTTCCAATAGGTTCAGGTACAGGTGGATATTTAGTTTATTACGAAAACGATATTAGTTAAGGAATATTTATGGCATATTTTATTTTAAATCCAGGCGAAACAGACAAAACAAAAATTCTTAGAATAGCTGCTAATGATGCAGATAAAGCAAATTTGTTTATAAATGAAAGACATCAAGTAATTGAAGTTTCTGATGAAGAATTTAATAGTTTAAGAAATCAAACAAAAAGAATTATAGGACATGACGGAAGTAATTATCAGTGGGAGGAAAGTCCTCCAACTGCAGAGCCTGTACCTTTACCACCAGAGAATCAAGGAGAGGTTCCGTTTGTACATGCTGTCTCAGCAAGACTTAGAAGAAAACTAGATAACACAATTGAGATATGTGATGCTTTTTTAACTGAAATGAATGTTAACCATCCTTGGTATAGTTCAATAGAAACTTATAGAAACTTTATAAGAGATTTTGATGTTGATTCACTATCTTTTCCAATGTACATCACATGGGAAAAATATTGTGAAGATAATGGTATAAACTATTATCATCCTTTACAAATACCATAATAGTAGTATGGTGTGGTCTTACCATGCTAAAAAATATTATTGAATTTAGTGCTTCAGAAGATTATTTAAATTTAAAAGAAAATTATCCTCAACCTATAAAACTTCATATTCCAAGTTGGTTTAAAAAATTAGAACATTCACCAGATAATTTGACTATTAAGGGTTGTATTCCTTTTTTAGAAACCATGACAACTGGATATGTTTTAACACTTCCACAAGATTTTCATTTGCAGCATAATGTTTTTAAAGATGGTAAACTTATAAGTAGATTTGTCCCATCGATCAGAGATAGAAATATGTTTAATTTAAACTTTCAAGAAAACCCAGAGCTTCATCCAACAGATCAAGTTGGTGATTCTCCTTTTGTAAAAAAGAATTTAAACTTTCCTATTAATAAAATATTAAATCCTTGGACAATAAAAACTCCACCGGGATACTCATGTTTGTTCACAGCACCTTTAAATAATACAGATGATAGATTTTCAATTATAGCTGGAATAGTAAATACCGACACATTTGAAATAAAAATAAATTTTCCATTTATTGTAAATGGAGATAAATATCCTGTGTTAGACACAATATTAAAACAAGGAACTCCTTATGTTCAAGTAATACCTTTTAAAAGAAATGATTGGAAGATGAAAATAAAAAAAGAACAAAACAAAATTTCTTTCATGAATAGTTTTTTACACACTTTAAAAGTGTTACACAGATATAAATTAAAATGGTGGTCAAAGAGTAATTTTTCATAATGTATAAAGTAGCTGATTATATTTGCGTTATAGAAAACGCTATGCCAATAAATCAATTGAATGTTCTTGATGAAATATGCAGAAAGAATATTTTTGGTAGAGAAGAAGCTCAAGTAATAAGTAATGATAATAAACCTTTATTAGATAATGAAGTAAGAAAAACTAAGATTAGACATCTTTTTAATTGTGGTCCTGATACTACTATGACGATGAGTTATTGGTCAAATTATTTAAAAAATTTATTTGAACATTATACGAAGGTGTATGCTAATTTAAGAAAAGTAGAATTAAAAACTAAAGTAACTGAAATACAATTACTTACCTATGAAGTAGGAGATTTTTATAAAAAACATTGTGATTCATTTAAATTTGCACCTAGACATTTAAGTTATGTTTATTTGATAAATGATGACTATATAGGAGGAGATTTATGTTTTGAATTTCCTAATGATAATCAAACTAAGGTACCAGTTAAAAAAAATAGTTTGATAATTTGGCCTAGTAATTTTATGTATCCTCATCAAGTGTTACCAGTTAAAAAAGGAGTGAAATATTCAATAGTATCATGGGCGTTATAGGAAAAGATTTTAAATACTTAAAGGTACAAAATTTTATAGATGAAAATTTAAGAAAATTTTTATTTAATTATTGTAAAATGAGACATCAAATCGATGATAATGTTTGGTTGAATTTCGATGATTTTACAGCTGGTGATAGCAAACATTACGGTGATCCAGCTTCTGAATCTTTACTTTTGTTTTGTCAACCAAAAATGGAAGAGTTAGTTGGGAAAAAATTATTTCCTACTTATTCTTTTTGGAGAATGTATACGTATGGCGGTTACTTAAAAAAACATACAGATAGACCTGCTTGTGAAATAAGTGTAACTATGAATATTCAAGGAGATACTGATTGGCCAATATATGTTGATGACAAACCAATACATTTAAACCCTGGAGATGGTCTTATATATCTTGGATGTGAATTAAAACATGAAAGAAAAAAATTAGAAGGAGATTATCAAGCACAAATTTTTCTACATTATGTGGATGCTGATGGTCCTAGCAAAGAACATAAATTTGATAAAAGACCAGGGTTAGGTATAAGACAATCATGAAATTTTTACAAAAAGAAGATGGCAGTATGGATATTTTATTTTCAGAAGAGGAAATAGAAATTTTTACTAAAACAAAAAAATTAACTTTAGGTGTAGAAAATGTAAGGCATTTTCAAAATAACATTATGAAAATGGTTAGTAATATTCATCAAAAACTACCTGAATCTGTTAAAAATATAAAGACAATTGATGACCATGAGATAGTTCCAAAAAATGAAAATTAATTGTGAAAAAAATTATATTGACAATGAAACTTATTGGGAAATGCACAAAGCTATATACAATACTAATTTTCATTGGTGTAAAAGAAAAAATTTATTTGAACATAGATTGATTGAAGAGGAAAACGTAGTTAGCACACAAGTTGATCTTTTAAAACCATTTAGAGAAAAAGTTAAAAAAGATATTATTGAAGCGGTTATACTTCTTATACCTAAAATAGGAGAGAAAAATGTAATTGTTCAAAATATTAAACCTTTAACTTGTATCTATAATATGGAAAGCTGTAATGGACTTAGCTTTGTAAGTTCATTTCAAGAAATAAAATCTGAGCAGAATAAAGCTCTATTCATAGATTACCCAACCTCTGTAATTCAAAAAAGGCAATCAGATAAAGACTATAATTGTATGTTTTACATATTGTTTAAAAACAAATAGGATCGTGGTATAATGCACCATGCCTTTAACAAATGTAAAAATACGTCCAGGATTTAATAAGCAAGTAACTCAAACGGGTGCTGAGGGTCAATGGACAGATGGAGACTTTGTAAGATTTAGATACGGACTTCCTGAAAAAATCGGTGGATGGGAACAAATTACATCTAGCACTTTAGTTGGAGCTGTAAGAGAGCAACTAGTTTGGGCTGATTTAGACGGTAGAAGATATGCAGCTTTAGGTACAAATAGAGTTTTATTAATTTATTATGAAGGAGCTTTCTATGATATAACTCCTTTGGATACAGCTATAACTGGAGCCACGTTTACAACACAAAACACTTTTCCAACAGTTACGGTAAACAAAGTTGCGCATGGTTTAGTAGAAGGAGATTTATTTATATTTACTTCGGTAACTCCTCCAACTGGTGCTGGATATGTAGCCTCTGATTTTGAAACAAATACTTTTCAAGTTGTATCAGTTCCTGATGCTGATACATTTACAATAACAATGGCAGCAAATGCTCAAACAACAGTAGCTGCAAGCGGATCTGCAACTATTGAACCTTACATAAAAGTAGGGCCATTGAATCAGTCAGCAGGTTATGGATGGGGCACCGCATCTTGGGGTGGAGCATCAGGAATAGTTTCAACTTTAAATGGTTTATTACAAGATGATACTGCGGGTACAGGAGGATCAGGCACATCAATTACTTTATCGTCCACTATTGGTTTTCCAAATACAGGAACGATTAAAGTTGGGGCAGAATTTATTTCATACACTGGATTATCAGGAAACGATTTAACAGGAATAACTAGAGCAGTAGCTGGAACAAGATCTGCTCATTCAAGTGGCGCATCTGTAGAAGTCTTTACTGGTTGGGGCTCTCAATCATTATCTTCTTCTGTAATATTAGATCCAGCTTCGTGGTCATTAGACCATTTTGGAGAAAAACTAATTGCTACAATTAAAAATGGTAAAACTTTTGAATGGGATCCTATTCACTCACAACCAAATGCATTAACTACGAGAGCAACGGCAGTAAGCAATGCTCCAACAAAATCTATCATGTCAATTGTTTCTGAGAGAGATAGACATTTAATTATATTAGGAACTGAAACAACTATTGGCACAAACTCAACTCAAGATCCTATGTTTATAAGGTTTTCTGATCAAGAAAGTATTTCAGATTATTCGCCAACATCAACAAATACTGCGGGAACTTTTAGATTAGATTCAGGTGTAAAAATAGTCGGTGCAGCTAAAGCAAAAGACTACATTTTAATTCTTACTGATACCTCTGCTTACGTAATGCAATTTGTTGGCCCACCGTTTACGTTCTCAATTAGGCAAGTCGGAAGTAATTGTGGTTTAATAGGCCAACACGCTATTAAGTATGTTAACGGAAGAGTTTGGTGGATGGGACAAGCAGGTGGATTTTTTGTTTATGATGGTACAGTCAAATCAGTACCATGTGAAGTTGAAGATTTTGTATTTACAAATAAAGGAGATAATCTTGGTATTAATTATTCGTCAGGTGAACAAATTTACGCTGGCTTAAATCATTTATATGAAGAAGTAAGTTGGTTCTATCCTAAACACGGTTCATCAAATGTCGATAGAGTAGTAACATTTAACTATATTGAAAACACATGGGTGACAGGCTCTTTATCAAGGACTTCATGGCAAGATTCAACTCTTTATGATAATCCGTATGCTACAGAATTTAATTCAACAGGTGTTCCTAATTTTCCAACTATACAAGGTGTAACAAATGTAAATGGAGCTTCGACTTACTATGCGCATGAAGTCGGAAACAACCAAGTTGATTCAACAGGAGCAAAAACAGCTATACCAGCATTTATTGAATCAGGAGACTTTAGTTTAAATGTAGAAGGTAATGCTCAGCTATTTATGAGTATAAGAAGGTTTATACCAGATTTTAAATTATTAACTGGTAATGCACAAGTTACAATTAATTTAAGAAGATTTCCTTCAAACACTGAAACATCCTCGCCTCTCGGACCTTTTACTGTTTCAAGCACAACTGAAAAAGTAGACACAAGAGCTAGATCAAGATTTGCTTCAATTAAAATTGCAAATACTACAACGGATGAAAATTGGAGATTTGGAACATTTAGGGCAGACGTTCAACCAGATGGAATGAGATAATGGCTAGAGTAGATGTCATAATACCTGAACCATCTCCTGTTTATTCAGAAGAAAATCAAAGACAAGTTTCACAATCTTTACAAACTATGAAAGATAAGTTAAACACTTCTTATCAACAAGAACTAAAAAATGAACAAGATGCATTTAATTACTTTTTATCATGACAATTAGATATAAAAATCAAGGTTTCAAACAAGCTGGTACAGGAAAGACTACAGTGTTTACTTGCCCTACTGATGCAACATGTATAGTAAAAAGCGTTTATTGTTCTAACAGCGATGCTTCATCAGCTATTTTAGTTAATATGAATTTAGTTGATTCATCTGATTCAAGTGCAGAATACGAATTTTTTAGAGATGATGTAGAAGCAAAATCACAAGTGAACGCTACACCACAAGGTTTAAATTTAGAAGCTGGAGATGCAATCACAGTTCAAGCAGCTACAGGAAGTAATACAATACAAGGTGCAATTAGTTATGCATTAATAAATAGATCGCAGGAGAATGGCTAAACAAAAATTTGTTAATTTTGTACCGAGACCTAAACCAAGAAAAAGACCAGGCCGTCACAAAAAACGTCTTAACAAAAATGAAAAAAGGAGTTATAAGCGTTACAATAAACAAGGTAGATAGTGTATATTTTATCGCTTCATTTATCGCATGAAGGTTGTGCGACTTATATTAAAGACAATGAAATTATTTTTCATACGCAATTAGATAGATATAATAGATTTAAAAACACAACTGTTCCTTCAAAAGCTTTTTTAGATATTATCAAATCAATTGAAATAGATTTAGTTTTAATTACTTTTTTAAATGAAAATAATTCTGCTTTAGTTTGGAGAGAATTTTTACTAACTTTACCTAATTTAAAAGATAAAAAATTTTTAATTTACGGACAAGAACATCATCATTTATTTCATGCTTATTGTTCACTGACTTGGAATAAAAAAATAAAAAACATTTTAATAGTTGATGGTAGAGGTAAAAAAATTAAAGATGATTTTGAAAGAGAATCCTTATTTAAATATGATGGCAAATTAAATCATATAAAGACTTATACAAAAAATGAAGCTCCAACCATAGGATCTGATTATGAGTCTTTTACACAAAAATATTTTCAGTCCTCTCATGACTGTGGTAAAACAATGGCTTGGAGTTTATATGATGAAAGACCAAAAAAAATTCAAACTCAATTTGAAAATAGAATGGATAATATTGTAAGAGAATTTAATATAGAAAAAGAAGTATTATTCTCTGGAGGTTGTGCTCAAAACATTTTATACAATTCAAAGTTACTTAAAAAATTTAATAATGTTTTTTGTGACCCATTTAATGGGGATTTTGGTATAAGCTTAGGTGCAGCAAATTATTTTACAAATAATAATATTAAAAACAATAATATATATTTAGGTATACCACAAAAAATAAATACTGATTTATTTCTTAAACACAAAATAAATAAATGTACTTATGAGGAAGTTAGTAAAATTTTAATAAATAATCCAATAGCTATATTTCAATCTCGTAGTGAACAAGGACAAAGGGGTTTAGGAAATAGATCTTTATTAATGAATCCTTCACATGATGATGCACATAGTTTATTAAATTCAATAAAAAAAAGAGAATGGTTTAGACCTTTTGCATGTTCAATACTAAAAGAAAAAGCGAAAGATTGGTTTGATATGTCAATTGATGAATCGCCATATATGATGTTTGTTTTCAAATTAAGAAAATTAGGTATACTTAAAGCTGGTATTTCAGTAGATAATCATTCTAGAATACAGACTGTATCTGATAAAAATAATCTTCATTATTATAACTTAATAAAATCTTTTTATAAATTAACTAATTTACCGATTATAGTAAATACGAGTTTAAATTTACCTGGAGAAGTTTTAGTAGAAACATTATATGATTTAAAAATTATGTTTGAAAATAGTAATCTTCAGTATATTTACTTTCCTGAAATACAAACTATAATAAAGAAACAAACTTGACTAAATAGTTTGTATATAATAAAAAATAATTATGAGTGAATTACAGAAAATTCCTGCTGAAGCAAAAGAAATAATCAAACACAAAAGGACTGGTAAGGTATATGATAGCAAAGCTGATTTTGATGCTGATGTTGCTGATCCCAATACTGATACTACTGTGGATGATTTTAGACAAGACTTAGAAATAAAAGTCACTAGAGTTTCAATGGGTGCCCAAACTAAAAAATAATGGAACCTAGAGGTGCCACGGAAATCCAACATGAATTGTTGGAGAAACATGTTAATAAAGATTTATTAAGTAAGTTTCAAATTTGTACTTCAATTCCTGGAAAGATACCGTTAGATCCAAAAAAAATAAATATTCTTTGGCAGAAGAATTCATGGGATCAACCTAACTTACAAAGTTTTTTTAGAAATAAAGAAAGACATGATGAATACGATTGGTATGTTTTTAATTCTCATTGGAATTATGAAAAGTTTAGATATTTTTTTCAAATACCAGAAGATAAAAGCATAGTAATTAAAAATGGTGCAAGTCATTTTCCAAAAAGAAAAATACACAAACAAGGAGATCCAATTAGGATAATACATCACTGCACTCCATGGAGAGGTTTAAATGTTTTATTGTTAGCTATGCAATTAGTTAAAAATAAAAATATAACTTTAGATGTGTATAGTTCAAACAAAGTTTACGGTAGTGAATTTTCAAATAGAGTAGATCAAGATTTTGAAGGCTTATTTGATCAAGCTAAAAAATTACCTAATGTAAATTATATAGGATACAAACCAAATGAATACATTTTAGAACATATGAATGATTATGATTTATTTGTTTATCCATCAATTTTTGAAGAAACATTTTGTGCGTCTGCTTTAGAGGCACTTGCTTCAGGGCTTCATGTAATAACAACTAATTTCGGAGCTTTGCCTGAAACTTGTGCTGAATGGCCTGTATATGTAAATTACAGTAAAAATTTTGAATTATTAGGAGAGAGTTTTGCTACAGCTATAGATATTTCCTCACAATATTTATATACAGATACAATGCAAAACCATTTGGACGAACAACAAAAATATTATAAAAAGTTTTATAGTTGGGAAAAAAAATCTATGGAGTGGGAAAACTTTTTGAAAGGAGCCCTAAGTGTCAAGCGATAAATATATAAATGAAGATACATATCAAACATTACAAGAAGTAAACATTGAAGTTCAATCAGATTATGAAAGAGCTAAAGAACCATTATGGGTAGAAGATAATGAACAATATAAAAAATTTGAAGTTTTTGTTGCTACTCCTGTACACAGTGATGTTTCGATACATTACACTCAAGCATTAATAGAATTTCAAAAAGAATGTTTTAGTAAAAAATTAAAAGTATCTTTTCATTTAGTTAAATCATCTTTAGTAACACAAGGAAGAAACTTGTCTGTAGCTGGATTTTTAGAATCAAAAGCTACTCATTTGTTGTTTATTGATTCAGATATTTATTTTCAAGGTAAATCTATATTTTCAATGTTAAAGGCAGACAAACATATTATATCTGTTCCATATCCTTTAAAAACATTAATGTGGGAAAAAGCATTTAGAAAAATACAAGAAGGTAAGATAAAAACTTCTGATGATATTAGAAGAGCATTACATACATATCCTATGAAAGTGCCTGATGCTAACAATATAAAACTTCAAAACGGTGTGATGGAAGTCACAGATGCTCCAACAGGATGTATGTTAATTAAGAGAGAAGTAATAGAAAAAATGATTGAAAAATATCCTGATAAAGAAATAGTTCAAAAGACTGTAATTAATGGTAAATATGTTAATAAACCAAATATGTGGAATTTTTTTGATACTCTTCATGAGCCTGAAACTAAGACATATAATGGAGAAGATTTTGCTTTCTGTAAATTGTGGAGAGACATAGGAGGTAAATGTTATGCTTATGTTAACGATGCAATTGTCCATGTAGGAGAGCACCAATATCAAGGTAAATTTTACGATGAGTTGATAGCAACTAAATAAAATGTTAATATATGCTATTATTAGGGAAAATAGTATATGGATCCATTTACACTTGCATTAGCCACATTTGGCGTACAGAAACTAAGAGGAAAATCAACTAGAACAGCGTTAAAAGATGCTGCACTTATCGGAGGGTCTGCATTCGGTATAGGGGCACTTTCAAAAGCTGGAGCTTTTGGTTCAGCTGCGCAAGCAGGACAAGGTTTTTTTGGAAACATAGGTAGAGGTTCTCCTTTCAGTAGTATTCCTGGAATGGGCGGTGATTCAAATTTTTTAAAAAAAATAATAGGTGAAAAAAAGATGACAGCTGAACAAATAAAAGCAGCTGGCTTAGAAGGTGAAGCTGCTAAAGCTGCAGCAAAAGGATCAGGAATTTTAGGTGCAGATACAGGAACAAAATTAGTTGCAGCTTCAACTATTGCGCCTTTTTTAATGGGCGATGAGGAACCAGTAAAACCTATGTTTACAGAAGAAGATTATAAACAAGCTTACAAAGAACAATCAGCAAAATTAAAAGGTAAATTTGAACCAGTAGATACAGCTGTAGCTAAACCAACTATGGCTGAGGTGACTGGATCAAATATGTTTTATGCTAATCAAGGTGGATTAGCAACTGCAATAAATAAATTTAATAAAGGTGGTGTAAACTATTTACCATCTAAAGTTGATCATGATGAAAATGATGTAAACAATTATGTGAGGGCTACTGGTTATGTTGAAGATGGAGCTGGTGCTGGAGATAAAGATGAAGATACTATGTTAGCTCAATTAGCTGATGGAGAATTTGTATCACGAGCTGATGCTGTTTTAGGAGCTGGTATTTTATCAGGTGCAGATCCGAAAAATTTTAAGGGTATGAGAAAAGCTGGTGCAGATTTTTTTTACAATCAACAAAAACAATTTAAAAGAATTTACGATATAACAAATGCAAGCAAACAAAATTAAAATAAAAAAAGGTGTAGAGGTTTTAGAGATCTACTCACAAACATTAGACACTTATTGGGATCTATGTGATTTTATGCTTAGAGAGGGTTTAAAATATGATGGAGATCCTATGTCTATAGAGGATTTAAAAAAATGTATTAAAGAAGGATCAATGCAATTATATATGATGTTTGGTTCAGATGATGCTAAAGGTTATAAAGTATTTGGTGTTTGTGTAACAAGAATTATGGTGCTTCCTAATTTTAAACAATGTGAAGTCATTCTATTAAAGGGAGAGAAAAGAGAATTATGGCAAGATGAATTAGCTAATACAATTGA